CTCCGTCGGCCCCCGGGTGGGATCCCCGTCCTAGCGATGGGGCGCACCACCGGCCCGTCTCATCCGCATCGTCGGCGAGGCGGAGCAAGAGCGTGCACGTTGGCTCCATTACGGAGCACCCCGGGGCAAAAAGCCCTACGACCACTAACGTGGTCGATCTGTACTGTGCGCTCTTGTACTGTCGCGTCGACCACATAACTTAATTGTTATTATGGCAGATTGCAACATACAGGAAATAACGCCTTGTAGGTCGAAATATCATCGCGTTGATGATATCGAGAGCCAAGCTCTCACGATGACTTGCACGGCGAGCGGTGAAGACGTAGACTTACTCGTTCTTGGAACGAGGCTATGCCTTCAGCAGTGTGGGAGTCCCATCACGAAACGCATAAACCAGTTTTACCGAAAGGCAAAATAATGGCTGAGCGAACCCGTGAGAAGACCCCGGATATTACGTCCAAAACTGAATCGATCACTTTCGTGAAAGATGAGGGCGGAATCTCTACTTCAATCGTATTTCATACTGAAAACGTATTGGAGCACACCGAAGAGATGACTGATATAGTCACTCCACAGTACAACCAGATATCGTCTGCTGGTGGGATTGTAAACAATCCCATGACCCAGAGCAAAGTATGGATCGATGCGCCGTTCTCGAAAGAGTTCTCGTTCGCCTTGACTCGAACCGATGGTTCGACTCTCTTGACGTACGACTGGATGGGGAAGTTCCCCGTCCGGGCGCTACTCGATAAATACACTGCTCTTCCTAGTGTTAGTTCAACTATCACTCAGGAAGCAATTAACGATGCTTATGCGAATGTCACTTTGACGGAGGCGCAAGCCTTAGCGTCATTGGGCGAATTGCCCGAGACAATTGCTACTATCCTAAACTTGTGTCGTGGAGCTACGTTTATAATTAAGCGTGGTATCCGTCGACACAAGATCAATCTAGGCCTTTTAAAACAGGCCCGGAGGAAACGAAAGAAATTGGAAGTTCGCCGATTAACGAAGTCCATTGCCAATAATTGGCTGAACATGCGTTATGGTTTACGACCGCTTTATTTCGAGGTAAAGCAATCCATTGATGCGCTTAGAGCGCTCAAGCTTCGCAAACCGCGTTATACTGCACGGGGCTATGCAACGGATAATAACACTATCGTGAATACGGACGTCTATGACGCCGCGCATTCGCAATCCTATTGGATTCGAAGTGTTATACCAGGTATCAATTGGATACAACTGGAAGCCGTACATACAGCGCGCCGTACCGTGGAAACACGGGCCGGTGTTCTATTTGAAGTCAGTCCGGAGGCTTATATACCTGCCCTTTTCGGGTTAGGTGAGCCTGCTGAAGCTTTATGGGAATTAACGCCCTTCAGCTTCATCGCGGATTGGTTCTTCACAATAGGAGATTCTATCGCTGCTCTTGAGGTGGGGGCAGGGCTTAACGTCCTGTCCTCGTGGGCTGTGTCTTCTGACACAACATCACGTATCCTCTCTGGTGACTTCGCATATAGTGATACCTATGGGTATTTCCATATCTTTGACACCAGGAGCATCAGCAGTGAACCTTTTACTGCTGTATCCACTCACGTTCAAAAAGAACGCATAGTGAACACCGCCCCGATATTTCTGGTTAAATTCAAATTGAATATGAACCAGTATAAATGGGCGGATCTCGCGTCCCTCGTATATACATTGCGAACGGACATACGTAGATATACAAAATAATATATAAACATATGCAACCAAACACAATAACACTGGCGGTCGATACAGCTAATACTGGCACGACTACCGATCAGGAGTACAATAGGTACGAGGAGAAGATTAATTCTTCTACCTATATTGGACCAGGTCATTCCTTAGGGAATCGTAACCTGCTCCAATTGTACCGGACCCCACCGAAACGTAACGGGAACTTTCCTGGCGCCGCTAAGGCATCAGCGAAGTTCACCATTGACCGTCAGGTCTCTGGTGTCGATACTGCGACCACACTTGTGGCTCCGCAGATTCTCGAAATCTCGATAAGTTCTCCAGTGGGTGTCTCATCCGCCGATCACCTGGAATTCAGGCAGCACGGCGTGGCACTTCTGGACTATGATACAATCGTCAGCGCTCTGTACGAGCTCTTGTCTGTATAACCCCTAACGAAACATAATCATGAAACGCCTTTTCAGGCGAATCACTATTTGGTTCGTTCGTGGCTTCTTAATCTACTGTAAAGAAGAAATTCTCCAGTTTCTTAAGGAACACAGAAAAGACTAGTACATCTTGTACTGACTAGTTATGGAATATAACATGTATCATAAGTCTGGGGTCAGCATAATGTTGACCTCACGGCTTCCGAAGGATTATCCTTGGGAAGTCTTCGGTCGGCTTCTGGCCGATCTCCGAGACTCACTTACCGAAGCTGAGTACCAAGAACTATCATCGATCCTGCGATTGCGGGATTATGATGGTTATCTGGAACTCAGCGAGCGGTGGAGCCTGCAGTGTCTGGCTTCTGCCGGTGGTGCTTACCACCCAGATTGGGTGGCTAAATATCAGCTGAGTCGTTTGCTATACAAGTATCAGTTCCAGTCTGACTCGAGTCAGCGTGTTTCTACTGCTATGAAGAAATTCAAAGCGGCGGATTTCGCTTGTCGAGAGTTTAATCGATCTCGCGGAAAATTTCTGCGGGATCGACTAGAACAGACTGGTTTCCGTGAAGTTCATTCTCTCCATGGCCTTCCAATGGATAGGTTAAGAGACAATGATGTCAATGTCCTTGTTAGGGCACGACACTTCATAGCTCTGGTTTTAGGGGAATCCCTCCCAGAGTTTGATAAACTTAGTATAGACGCCCGTCACGGTCCTGGGTCAACGCTGGCGACAGTCGACGGTCAAGTGAGTACTTATTATAAGTACTCTCAGTGGCCGTACACTGTTACTTCGCGTTGTGCCCACCTTGCGCGACGTATGATCATGCAAGATCCTCGATGGCTTGGTGCCTTAGAGGATTCCTACCGTCGCCGGTTTAATATCCCGGCGTGGAGGATCTTAGACTGGGACCTTTTCTGGTCCCGAGTCTTCGACATTGTCAATCATAATCGTGTCTGTTTTGTCCCAAAGGACGGTCGTACCGACCGTCCTATTGCGATTGAACCGACCCTTAATCTTATGCTTCAATTAGGCGTCGACGGATTTATCCGGAAACGCTTGAAGCGCTGGGGTATTGACCTCGACGATCAGTCGAAAAATCAACACCTAGCAAGATCTGGGTCGATTGCTAACGAGCATGGCTTCACGCCGTACTCTACAATCGATTTGGCTTCGGCTTCTGACTCAGTGAGTCTTAGGCTTTGCCAAATTCTGCTTCCACGTGAGTGGTGGCAGTACCTGTTCGACTTGCGGTCCCCTCGGGGACACCTGCCGAATGGCGAGATTGTACGTTATTCCAAGATTTCATCTATGGGTAACGGTTATACATTCGCACTTGAATCACTCATCTTCGCCGCCCTATGTTACGGGGTAGCAAAGACATCCTGGGAATATTTCCCTAAGACCAAGATAGCGGTTTACGGTGATGATATCATCGTGCCTGAGCAGATCGCTCAGGAGACGCTTCATTGGCTCGGATGGTTCGGGTTCACAGTTAACGTGCAGAAGAGTTTTCTCTTCGGCACAGTTAAAGAAAGCTGTGGAACCGACTGGGTGCAGGGACGTCTCGTTCGCCCTGTGCATATGAGGCACTATCCTAGACATCTTGCTGACGTGATGACCGATCGTAATCGGTTAGCACGCTGGCTCGAACTACGAATGGGGATTCCTCTCGAGGAGTCTCAATTAGTAGCCTGGTTTGATAAGTATCTCGAGGCAATGCCTCGGGGTCCTTTGTCTGACGAGAGTTTCTCGTCATACGTTCACACCAGGGTCCGTGGAAAGTACAAGCGATATCTTTATCGCTGGCCTACATTAGTACAGGTCCCTAAGCGTCAATGGGGGGATGAGTTCTTCTTTCGGAAGCTAATGCATCCGTTGAAAGCTCATCCTGCCATTAGCGGTAGGCCTCTATCACCTGATTGGTTACCAGATGGTAGAGAGGAATCGGGCGACAGCTTCATCATTCACAAGCGTAATGCTTTATGGTGGACGAAGGCGCGTTCGGTTGCCAGTTATTGGCAACACGAATATGTAGACCGTGATTACCGATCCGTTACGGAAACGTAATCATCGCTCTAAACCCA